AGAGGAGATGAGAACACAATGAGGCAAGTCATATAGATCACAATTTACCGGCAAGTTTTACTGCAGGTAGAAATATTTTATTCTTAACAATAGCAGCAAGTTATGCAGCAGAAAAAAGTATTAATGATTTAGTGACTGGAGTTTGTCAAACTGATTATAGTGGTTACCCTGATTGTAGAAGAACAACTATTGATGCTATGCAAAACACTTTAAGTTTAGGTGTAGGGGCAGGAGATTTTAGAATACATACTCCTTTAATGTATTTAGACAAAGCAGAAACTTGGAAAATGGCAAAAGACCTAAAATGCCTTGATGTAATTATAAATGACACTTTAACTGATTATGATGGAGACATGACTGAAAATGAGTGGGGTTACGGACAAGAAAGTAATCCAGCAACTAAATTAAGAGTTAAAGGTTACTATCAAGCAAAAGAGAGAGGATGGATATAAAAATTGAAAAAAAATACTATTTCTATGCAGGGCACCGAAATAAAAGTGCAGGGGAAAAGTGCGGTAGGTTACATGGACATACTTATGATGTTAAATGCTTTTTTATATTTTCAGAAATGACTAATGGTGTTACTATGTTGTTTTCTGACATTGATAAAAAGGTAGAACCTATTGTAAAGTATTTTGATCATTATTTTATACTTTGGGAAAAAGACCCTTTAGTTGATATTTTAAAAGATGCTAATGAGCCACATATAGTAGTGCCTTTTGAAACTTCAGCAGAAAATATGTCTATTTATATTTTTAATAAAATAAAAGAGGCAGGGTTACCAATAACAAGAATAGAATTAGCAGAAACCAAATCAAGTAAAATTATATATGAGCCAAAAGTTAGCAATTAGCGAAGTATTTTACTCAATACAAGGAGAGGGAAAAACAGTAGGAATACCGAGTGTGTTTGTTCGTTTAGGTGGTTGCAACTTAATGTGCGGTGGTATGGGAACTCAATTTGATGGAGAGTTACATAATGGCGCAGAATTTAGATGTGATACGGTAGAGGTATGGATGCAAGCACAAAGTAAAGAGGTAGAAGAAGTATTATGCGATGAATGTTATACCGCAATAGAAAACGGTGCTCACATTATATTAACTGGTGGAGAACCGATGATGCAACAAAAAGGGTTAGAAGAATTTATAAATTATATAAAAGATGAAGTAGTAGATGAACCTTTTATAGAAGTAGAAACTAATGGAACTATAATGCCTAGTGATTTTTTATTAGAAGAAGTTACTTTATGGAATTGTAGTCCTAAACTTACCAATAGTGGTAATGATCAAAGCATGACTTTTAAACCGGAAGTCATAGAAACATTAAATAACAAGAATACTATATTTAAATTTGTAGTAAATGGAGAAAAAGAATGGCACGAGATAGGGTATTTGTATATGCCTATAGTAGATAAAGAAAAAGTTTACTTAATGCCAGCAGGAGAAAATCAAGATTTGCTAAACAACAATAAAGAGTTTGTAGTTCAATTAGCAATTAAAAATCATTTAAATTTTACTACAAGATTACATATAGATATTTGGAATAAAAAAACTGGAGTATGAAACATTTTATAGAACACCTTTTAGGTTTGTGCGGAGAAACACATTTAAACATTTTTAGTATAATATTAATAATAGTAATTTTTAAATTAAGTTATGAAGCAATATCTAAGTTGGGAAGAAATATACCAGAGGGTAGAAAAAATAGTTAATGAGTGTCCAAGTGATGCTAAGTTCTATGGTGTGCCAAGAGGCGGACAAATAGTAGCGGGACTAACAAACAGAGCAGTAGATAGTATTGAAGAAGCAGACATAATAATTGATGATGTAATTGATAGTGGTAAAACTAAAAAGAGATATGATCAATATGAAAAACCTTTTATTGCTTTATATGATATGTCTGAAAGTAATGGTACAGAAAATGTTTGGTTAGTATTTCCTTGGGAGTTAAAACCAGATGGTAGCGAAGAGGGAGTAGAAGACAATGTTACTAGATTGCTACAATATTTTGGAGAAGATGTAAATAGAGAAGGATTACAAGAAACACCAAAAAGATACATAAAATTTTTTAAAGAGTTCCTTAATCCACCTAAATGGAATTGCACAAGTTTCGAGGGTGAGGGTTACGATGAGATGATCGTTCAAACTAATATACCTTTCCACTCTTTATGTGAACACCATATAGCACCATTTTTTGGTACTGGTACTATTGCATATATACCAAATAAAAGAATAGTTGGTTTAAGTAAATTAGCAAGAACATTAGAAACATTTGCTAGAAGATTACAAAATCAAGAAAGAATTACTACACAAGTTGCAGAGTTTTTGTGGGATGAGTTACAACCTTTAGGAGTTGCAGTACAATTAACTGCCAAACATATGTGTATGGAAATGAGAGGAGTAAAAAAACATGACACACACACAACCACAACTAAGTTACTTGGAGTATTTAAGAATGATATAAATGCCAAACAAGAATTTTTAAGAGCAATAAAATGACCGTACAAACCGCACACAATAAAAAAGCAATGCTTAAAGCATTAGAAAAGAGTTTAGGAGTAGTTACAACTGCTTGTAATAATGCAGGGGTAGGTAGGAGAACCTTTTATGACTGGTTAGCATCAGATAAAGAATTTGCTGATCAAGTTAAAGACATACAAGAAGTAGCATTAGATATGGCAGAAAGCCAATTACATAAACAAATTTTAGATGGTAGCACAAGTGCAACTATATTCTATTTAAAAACAAAAGGAAAGAAAAGAGGATATATAGAAAGGCAAGAGTTTACTGGAATTGAAGGCACTAAACTATTTGAAGTAGAAGTAGTCAAAAATGATAAAAGCAAAGATAAGGACTAATATAGTTTATGAGCATCTTTGTAACTCCGATAAAAAAATCATAGTTGAACAAGGTGGTACTAGGTCTGGTAAAACCTATAATATACTGCTATGGATAATATTTAAGTATTGTGAAATACATAGTGGTAAGACAATAACAATATGCCGAAAAACATTTCCAGCAGTTAGAGGTACGGTAATGAGAGATTTCTTTGATATACTTAGACAACATAATCTCTACTATGAAGAATTAAGAACAAGAAGTGAGAATGAGTATTTAATAAATGGCAACAGAATAGAATTTATATCTCTTGCAGAACCACAAAGAGTAAGAGGTAGAAAAAGAGATTTATTATTTATTAATGAGTGTACCGAATTAAGTTTAGAAGATTGGAATCAGTTATTATTTAGAACAAGTGGTAGGGTTATTATTGACTATAATCCTAGTGAGGAGTTTCATTGGATATATGATAAAGTATTAACTAGAGATGATGCTGATTTCTACCAAACTAACTATGAGGATAATCCATTTCTAGAAGATACATTAGTAAGTGAGATTGAAAGATTAAAAACTACAGATGAAAATTATTGGAGGGTATATGGATTAGGAGAAAGGGGTCAAAGTCGTTCTCTTGTGTTTTCTTTTACTACTTGTCAAAATATACCAGAGGAAGCAAAACTATTAAGCAGAGGTTTAGATTTTGGGTTTAGCAATGATCCTACTGCTATGGTAGAAACTTATGTGCATGAGCAAAAAATGTATGTTAAAGAATTATTATATAGAACTGGAATGACAAACCAAGATATTGGAAACAAATTACAAGCAATGGGATTAGATAGGAGAGATGAGATATTTTGTGATAGTGCAGAACCTAAAAGTATTGAAGAAATACACCGAATGGGTTGGAACACTAAACCAACATTTAAAGGAGCAATTAATATTGGTATTGACATGATCAGAAGATACCAGTTAGTTGTTACAGAAGATAGCATTAATTTGATCAAAGAATTAAGAAACTACAAATACATAGAAGATAAGAATGGCAACCTAACTAATAAGCCGATTGATGCTTTCAACCATTGTTGCGATGCCCTTAGATATTCAATAGTAAATAAACTTGCAAGACCTAATTACGGAAAATATTTTGTAAGATAAGTTGTATTATTAACAAATGTTAATTATATTTGATTATGTATTACAAATTTAACAAGCAAATTAATGACTGGCAACCTATGACTTACTCACAAGTATTTGAGTGTTGGGTTGTTGATCTTAATAAATATCCTTTAAATTATATTAAACAATTAAACAATGGCAAGAACTCAATTAGATGATCTCAATGATGAGATAAGAAAACAAGATCAAATTATTGCAAATTTAGGTAATGGTGATTATGAAAAGTGGAAAAAAGCAGTAGATAAAAGAAGTGAATTAATTAGTATTAAAATAAATATACAATAATGGCATATAGTTATAATATTTGGAATAGCATTAACTCTTGTGCATATAAGGGTAAGCAAAGTTATGGTGTAAAAGACCATAGTGAGATAGATATGTTTGTAGGGTATGGTAGTGGCAATAGTTCACTAATGACCACAATAAAACAAACAAGAAAAAGAATAGGTGACTGGGATAGTTTTAGATTATATATAGATAACAAAGTAGTAAAAAGTATGTACTATAATTATAAAACAAAAAAGTTTACAAGAAGAATGCCTAGTTGCATAAAAGCAGAAATATAATTAAATTGTAGAAACTTTATAAAATAAAATAAGATGAAATTAAGCGAGAAACTTAGTATGATACAGACAAGTATCAATGTAAAAAAAACACAGA